AGGCGTTGTAAGAGTCGCGTTACGCGAACTAGGCGTGCCAGTAGTGGTCATACCCCCAACCTGTAGAGCCAAATTTGCTACAGGAAAAGGAAACTCAGGTAAATCAGAAGTAATGTCAGCAATCTCTGCGAAAACGGGGATAATCTGGTCAGGTGGAGACGGCAACGACAGATGTGACGCTTGGATCCTTGAACAAATGACGCTCACATACCTAGGACTATCCCAATACGAGTGGAATACAGACCAAGTTTCAGCGCTCAAAAAATGCGATTTCACAGCGATAACAGGAGAACATCATGGGTAGGTCACAACCAATATCTCAAGTAGAAATTGAATCAGAGATTATGCGCCTGCTTGGCATTCTTGAAGAAGAAACAGAAGCCTTTGAAACCCTTGCTGTTGACGCCGCAAAAAAAGATGCACTCATGAAAGGCAATTGGGCTAAAGAATATCTAGCCGCCAAAGGAAGCATCAAAGAGCGTGAAGCGTGGGCGGACTACAAACTTTCCGACGAAGCATATTCATATAAGATCAGCGAAGCGTTAGTTAAATCTAAACGAGAGAAACTGCTCACCGTGCGAACATCTTTGGACGCACTTAGAACATTGAATGCCAATGTTCGCATACAAACAGGAGCCTAAATGTCAGGTATTCATAAAAGCATAGAACATCTAGCGACACCGCTAGAAAAACTTGTGCACCTAGAAAACAACCCACGCAAAGGAAACATTGATGCAATCGTTGCTTCGTACCGTGAATTCGGTCAAGTGAAACCGATCGTAATCAAAGACAATGCCGACGGAACATCAACAATCATTGCAGGAAATCACCAATATGAAGCCGCTAAAAAACTTGGTTGGGAAACAATTGCCTGCGTAAAATTTGAGGGCGATATTTCTAGTGCAATCGCATACGCTTTGGCAGATAACCGAACAAATGAACTTGGCACAACAGACAGCGATATGTTGTTTGAACTTCTTGAAGAAGTAGGCGAAGAATACGACGACCTGATTGACGCCTTGGGTTGGGATGAAATAGAACTCGCAGGTATGGAAGGCGACTATCTGCATGAAGATAACGCACCATATGTTGCACCAGTTATCCAACCAATATTCCCACTCTTATCAGATGAGCCGAGTAATCCGACAGCAATATCAACGCTTATGGAAAACGGTGAAACAAAACTCACCGCACCAGAAGGCACGGATACGCATCAGGCGGTCACACAGGGCGCTCCAGCAGTGGTTTCTAACGGCAGTAAGACAATCGTCCAATACACGCTCGTGTTTGACTCAGCAGATCAGCAACGCAAATGGTATGACTTCATCCGCTGGCTCAAATCTGACCCCGGCACAGACGGTGAAACCACAGCAGAACGAGTACTTAACTTTGTTGACGCACACGCCAACTATTAGTTAATCTTTCAGTACCAAAAGACCTTCAACAAATAGGTCGTTCACAGAGTGCTTTTCCAACAAGTCTAAAATGATTATTGCATCACGATCAAAAAACTGATCTCGTGCATCACACAACAATTCTCTTAACTCAAACTCTGTCGTACCTCTGCGCACATGCCAAGGAACAAATTCTTTAGGAAATTTTATTTCACCTGACAACCGAACCTGATTCAATTTTGCACTATTCGGATTTATTTTTTTAGGTGCAGGTTTTTGTCGTTTCATATAGCGAAAACCCTACCACCGCGATAACTTGACGGCGATGAACAACACACCTCAAAAGCCGAAAAGAATAGACACACGAAAAAATCGTAAAAAGCCTGCATCGCAAGGGCGAAAATCACTGAGGCAATTAGGCATAGAAGACACACCGTTAACCAACCCTTCAAAGTATCTTAAATATGGAACACTGTCGCACCGCATCCTCACCTATGCGCAATTCCGAAAAAGTCGCGACTTCTCAGTAACTGACTACCAAGAATTTTTATTCAAAAAACATGACTCAGGGCGCATCAACGAATCACTTGGCTACCTGACAAAACTTGGATATCTCATAAAGTCAGACCACCCGAATCCTCCCAACCGTCAAACAAAAAACATTTACGCAATCACGATGAGCGGATCACACGCATTGCTTTTCGTGGGACGCAGAAATCGTGAACGAGAAGAAGCAAAAATGCGTAAAACATTACGAGAAAACGGGATGCTCGGCTGGGAAACCAGACTCAAAAACCAAAACCTGTAAGCGTTCACCCTGACAGTCCCCGCCTGTATAAACTAAACGGCGTGGAGACCAACTTTATAAAATGTGGGGACGCCCTACGAGAACTCCAACAAATACCCGACAACACAATAAACACCGTTGTTACCTCACCGCCATACAACAAAAAAGGTATCCAAAACGGCAAAACACAAAACAGCAATCAAATCTGGCAGAAACACAATATTGATTACAACGAATATCACGACAACATGCCAGAAAAAATATATCAAGAGTGGATGATAGAAGTAATCAACGAACTACACCGAGTCATCACACCAGACGGATCAATCTTTTTCAACCATAAACCCCGCCGACACAACAACCAAGCACGACTACCAACAGAATTCATACACAAAACAAAAGCACACATATATCAACTGATCATTTGGAACCGTAAAAACAGTCCGAACATACGCAAAGACCATCTGCTACCAAACACAGAACACATCTATTGGTTGTCCAAAGACAAGCCGAAAACATTCCGTGGGAACATAGACCCCAAATACCTTGGCGAAATATGGGACATCTCCCCGCAACGGCAAACCATCCATCCCGCACCATTCCCTGCGCAACTAGTAGAAAACTGTGTCCTACTCACAACACAACCCGATGACATCGTCCTAGACCCCTTCAACGGTATAGGAACAACGACAACAACAGCCCACAAACTAGGCAGACGATATATCGGATACGATATAGACGAAAAATATATTGCTATAGCAAAAGAGTCCGCAACTAGATAAACTAAAAAAATCATGGCAAAACATATGACATATCTAGAACGGTTCAACCAAAAAGTAGAAAAAACAGACACCTGTTGGCTATGGACAGGAGCAAAAAACTCTAAAGGATACGGAGCAATGTCGTACAACGGCAAAGGCACCAGCGCCCACAGACTCAGTTACATACTGCACAAAGGCGAAATACCTGACGGACTGATCATCTGCCACACCTGCGACAACCCCCAATGCGTCAACCCAGACCACCTATGGGCAGGAACCTCCAGTGACAACATGAAAGACATGTTCAAGAAAGACAGACACGGTTCTACCAACCGTCAACAAACACACTGTCGCAAAGGACACGAATTCACACCCGAAAACATATTTTCAAGAACAAACGCCGACGGCACAAAACAACGGATCTGTAGAGAATGCATCAGAATAAGCAGGAAAACCAACAGGGCAAACCCTGAGAAACGCGAAAAAATATTGGCATACGACCGCGAATATCAAAAAAGATACAGACAACAAAAACAGTCCCACGCTAGATAAACTAAAACAACATGCAACCCGACAAAAAATATCCGTTGATGCAACTCACCGCAAGAGAAGTACTACAACTACGCAGATTCACAGACATCTGTAAAGCAAACAAAAACGAACACCAAGTAACCGACCGCAAATACACAAAAAACGCTACAGAAAAAGGCATCATCATGCTCGGCAAAGCAGGAGAAGTAATCATCTCCCGCTACTACAACACGCAAATAGATTGGGAAATCTATGTAGGTGCAGACAACGGCTTTGACACCACCATAAACAACAAAAAAACTGAGATCAAAACATCATCACAAAAAGACCTGATAATCAACGACCCTGAACACTGCAAATACGGTTTATGGAAACCCGACACAGAACAATGCATAGTCGTATGGTGCAACCAGCCCAAAGCCCAATGGGAAAACATAGGGACAAACACACAGTTCCAAATAATCGGTGGAACAACCCGCCAAAACTTCTTTACAAACGCCCAAAAAACCGACTACGGCTACGGACCACGACTCACCCTAAAAGAACACCAACTCGTACACCTCTAAAAACCTCTGACCGCCGCGCAAATTTTTTATAAACCACCCCAACAGTCCCACAACAGATAAACTAAAACGATATGAACACCACACCAAAAAATACGCCCACACCCGGAACCGAAATCCTCCAAGAAGCCTACAAAATCGTCAACCAAGACCGCCAAAACACATACGGACACCCAAAAGACGACTACACAAAAGTCATCAACATCTTCCAAACACTCACAGGAAAACAACTCACCATAAACGACGCAATACTCTTCATGGTCTCCGTCAAACTCGCAAGACTACGAACCAACCTAGACCAAGGACACCTACACCACGACACACTCCTAGACACAATCGGCTACCTCACCTGCCTCAACATGATCCACCACCACACAGAAACAGAAACAAAATGAAAAAAACATTAGACCAACAACTCGCCCAACTAAACAAAGAAATCAAACAACTAGAAAAAGAAATCAAACAACTAGAAAACACCTACAAACCAAAACCCAAAACAACCAACACACCCGTGTCAGATAAACCTAAAAAAAAGAAGGCGACACAAAAAATTATCGCATCACTCCCCACCCTGCCTGAACCGCTCTAAAAGGTTGACAGCCCCGCTTATGAACCAACTGAACATGTCCTATAACCCTTATGTTGTAAGGGTTTTGTTGTAATGCGTGTGCTTGTTCCTTTGTTGTTTGTGTTGGTTGTTTTGTATTGGTTGTTGCTTTTGTTGCATTTTGTGTTTGTTGTGCATTTTGAGGAGGTTGTTGCGTCTGTTGTGATTTCTTTTGTTGTGCTTTTTGTGTTCAAGTTGTTTGCTAAAGGTCGTTAGTTGTGCCTTATAAGAATGTTGAGGACAAGAGAGAGTGGGATCGTTGTCATCGTGAGGATACGAGGGCTAAGCGTGAGAGGCGTAGGGAGTATGAGCGTGAGCGTAAGAATCGTCAGCGTATTGCCCTGTATGAGTCGTTACCTGAGCCTGAGAGGTCTCGTAGGTTGGAGGCTAATGCGGTGCGTAGGTCTTATGGTTTGAGGTGGCGTGTTGAGAAATAGTGCTACGGGTGATACTTGACATATACTCACTACTGTTATATAGTTAGACACATGACAGCAGACGCATTACTAGGCATAGCAACAATGGCAATAGCCATGATCGTCCTACTCATAGGAGCACAATGAACTACAGATACGACATCTCACCTGATAGATACCCTTCCACTAAATGGTTGGTAATAGACACAGCGAACAACAACATGCCGTTGTCTACACATGACACAAGAGAGCAAGCACTAACAGCGTGTCGTTCAATCACACGCAAAAGAAGCACACGGGTATAACAATGATGGACATAGACATAGAAGCAGACAAGATCGTAAAGATCGCACAACTTCGCAAGACAGAGGTATGCAAAGAAGATAACGGTATTACAGACATGCAGTCATTCGTTGTGTTTCAGAAGGGCGACCTGTTTGAGTGCAGACAAAGCGGTAAAGATGGTCATCCCTTTGAGTCATTACCTGATGTGTTGAGCGACGCATACAACGATGGTTTGGATGAGTTTGACACTGTAAGTATCGTTGTAGATAGTTATGTTCGTATCAAAAAGTTAGACAGTCTCACGGGTTATCAGAGAGGTGACCTAGAGAAAGAGTATAAGAACAACCCCAATACACCTGTATCAGAAGCATTGACTGTAGCGACCTACGGGTATGAAGGAGGTAGTGCAGGTAAGTGTTCTAAATATGTTTATAACGATAACGGTCTACCCGAGTTCACTATGATTGACGATGGTGAAGCGACAATACGATCAGAGTTCGTAGACTTCGTAATGACCAAATATATTGACTTCTGCAAGAAAGGAAAAACACAATGACACAGTTCGTTACAGGTTTACTACTCGTATTAGCAGGATGGTGGCTATACCGTAAAGGTGTTCAATACGATCGTAGGCATGGCAGTAAGCGCAAATAGTGCTTACGGGTGGTTCACCAACCACGCTTTTTCCAATACCACGAACCCTTCAAGTCTGCTATCAGTATCATCGCGAGTACAGACAGCAACCCGATTACCGAAATCATAGATACAACCCACATCAGTTTCATAAACCATGTCAGCATAGACATAAATCCCCTTTCATTCCCACGAGTGTTTCGCAAGCCCCAAGTCAAAGGCTAACTGCGGATTCTCCCCGATTCGTGTATGACACGGACGGCACACAGCAATACAGTTCCCCTCATCCACCACAGAACCACCCTGTGAGCGACGGATAAGTTCGTGAATATCCTGCGACGGGCGACGCACATAAGTGACAAGCCCATCATGTTCAGCGAACACAGGACACGCAACACAATACGGGTGTTTCTTCAGCATCATCGCAACAAAGATGCGCCTATCCACATCAGCAACCAACCGCTTTGCCGACTTCTGCTTGATCGGCTTAGTTGATCGTTTGAGTGGCGACCGTTTTATCGGTTTGCGGGGCTTCACTGCTTAGCGACGATTAGTGTAAGTTGCAGTTTGTTCGTTTCGTAAACGCACACCGCACTTCAAGCATTCTTCCATCCACGGAAATGAACGGCGGAAAGCCAACGGGTGGTCGCATCCTGCCATCGCAGATTCAACCTTTTCGTTAGCGGAAACACGAAGGAACTCAGCCATAGAAATACCCAAATGTTTGGCGCATTCTTCCCACTTCTGCTTGTCTTCAGCAGTTGCACGGAACAGGACCTGTTCTTGTGCTGTGGAAGACAGATCAGTCCCGTCTTTGTCTTTCTTCTTCTTCGCAACACTTCTTGAACGCGTTGGTTCTAGGTCTCGCGCTACTTCTCCCATAGCGAACTCTAGATTGTCGTTGGTTTCGTCACTCATAGGACTTCCTCCACATATTCTTCTGCTTGTAAAACTGCGTCTCTTAGCGCTTCTGACCATTGGAACAGCAGGGTTGGAGCCCATGGGGCGTGCATCCATGAAGGGATTTCACCTTTTGATGCTTCTACTTCTGTGAATGGGAACTTTGCTGAAAGTTTCTGCTGAACGGCTGATGCTCTGTCTTGCCACAATAGTTGTTCATCTATCCACGCTTTTGCCTGATCCAACATGTGCCCGCTGGGGCTTTCTTGGGAGATGCCCAAGTAGGAGGCGATTGCTGAGACAACGGGACTCGCAGGCATCAGTACTTTGACCTCGTCCAAGTCTGTGTCAATGTCGCTGTCCCCAATGAAACGCCCAACTAGATCAACGATCTCTTCGGGCAGGCGGGCAACTATTACAGCGGATGTCGGTACTTCGGTCATATCTCTACACTACCCCATCCATCTAGATATATCATCAAAGCCCGTAAATTAGGGCATTTATGGGGTTGACAATATGACAGTACGGGTATATACTTATATATATGAAACAACTAGAAAACACTAAACAGACCAAACAGGTCGTAATGTTCGCAGGTGACATTCACGGGAACATGCAACACGCAGAGTGGGTAATCTCGCACGCACAAAAGAACGAAGTAACACACATCATCTCTGTAGGCGACTTCGGATATTGGGTACACCGTCCCTTCGGGAAGCAATTCGTGAACCGTGTAGCGAAACTCGCAGAGGAAGCACAAATCAAGTTCCTTTGGATTGACGGCAACCACGAAAACCATGATCTACTTCGTGACCTCACCGACAAGTACGGAAAGAACAACCCGATCCCAACACCTAACGAATGGTTGCAGTACATTCCTCGTGGATGTCGTTTCCAAATCGGTGAAACAACCTTCATGGGTTATGGCGGTGCGTACTCAGTTGATTGGTTAGACCGTGTAGAAGGTGACTCATGGTGGAGAGGTGAACTTATCAACCCGTTTGATGTTGATCTACTCAGCGACGAACCCGTTGACATCCTCATGACTCATGATGCACCGTACAACAATGGTGAAAAGATCACATACAAGGACGATATTCAAGTGTCTATCGCACAACGACATCTCGTCAAGGAAATTCTTGACAAGGTGACACCACAGTTTCACATCTGTGGACACCACCACACACGGGTGGATTGGATGGACGCAGACACAGAAGTAAGCGTCCTCGGTCGTGACACCATGGGTGCAGAGAGCGTACTTATCCTTGAACTAGGCGTTGATGAAAACGAACTAGCAGACAGTGTGTCATCACATTCATTCAAGTATTACGGCGAGGAGTTCAATCGTTTGTTAGAAGGGAATTACACATACTAATGCGTAAACCTAAAGAACAAATGCCCCCTGAACGCCCTACGGACGAATACGAAACAGAAGCCGATCGTCTACTCGCATACGCACAGTTTGTAGCAGATACAAAATGCGGTGCGGTAGACCTCGGTGACTTCTTCTACGAGTATTCGGGTGATATCACACTACTTATTCAAAGCAACAAGGTAATAGCACACAATATTAAAACCGAAACAGTTGTCGTAGCAAAACCACAACCACCAACAGAAGAAGAATGGGCGAACGCAATCCGATGATACTTGAAACACTTGACGAGATGCAGGAATATCTAGACACCTACTATCTCAACTCACCACTTATCGCAACACTTTCATTTGACAGAACACAAAAGTTTTATGGACCGTTTGAGAACGGCGCAGAAGCATTTGAATGGTTCACAACATATGTACCCAACGGAGTGAAAGTCTCTTGGTCGGGTCTACGCAACCCGTACATCAAGCGCACAATGAATGACTTCTATCTACCTATCCGTCTTGAAAACCAAGACCGTGAATACGACCACACAATCAGGGAGTCATAATGACATCGGCACTACTAGTAAAAGCGAACGGCGAAGTACGACACATTGACCTTCCCGTAACAGACGCACACATCATGGTTCACCACATGGTTGGTGGATGGTTTGATATCGTGCGACACCCTTCACGCAAAGACATGCACGCATATGTCCATGATGAAGGTTTACTACTCGGACAGGAAGCAAATGTCGCAATGTCATACCTGTTCGGGCAACTACTAGTAGGAGACATAGTACTCAGTCGTTCAACAGCAAGCGGAGATGAAACAGATTTCGCAGTAGACGAAGAGACAATAGAACTATACAAAAAGTGCAACACCGACGAAGACAGCAAAAAAGCACTCACCGATCTCGCATCCAAAGTTGATACGAGATGGACCATCACAACGGAATAACCTCACCAACTGGCACTCACGGGTGACAATTATTGGTGAGGATCCGTTATTCAATAGCGGGGCTAACCGCTTCTACCAAGCCTCTTGTTCTTCAAGTTGTACCTGAGCAATTTGCTTTGGTGCTGGGCGTGCAGGCGCAGATGCGGTTTTAGCCTTTGGGGCGTAAGAACCTTGACCTTCAGGCTTCTGCTTACGAACAAATGTCTCAATGTTCCCAACAGACAAACCAATGTTGTCAGCAAGAACTTCAACAGTTGAACGCTTTGCACCTGTTTCCTTGTCGTCCCACGAACGCTGTTCCAAGCGTCCTGTTACAACAACACGAACACCCTTGGTGAGGACATTCGCACAGTCCTCTGCGAGGTTGCGCCATGCAATGATGTTGAAGAACGAAGTCTTCTCTTGCTTTTCGCCATCTTGGTCTGTCCAATAATGGTTTACTGCGATACCGAAAGTCAACTTACCAACGCCTGTTGGCAAGAACTTCAGTTCTGGGTCAGCGGTTAGATTTCCAACCAATGTTACGGGTGATGCACTCACTTCGGATCCTCCTAGTGTCTTACCCCAACCCTTTTGGCTGAGGTGTCACCAATCTAGCGGATGCGGGGCTATTATGGCAACATGCTTACACCTGAAGAAGTCCGCCTGAACGTTCGTGATCTGCTGATGGAAATCCTTGTTTCTTTGGCAGTTGATGATGAAACAACCGACGCAGAAGTTGAAACCTTTGAGGAAGATATGGGTGGGGTGGCAGATTTGATGCTTGATTCGCTTGGGTTCCAAGTTACTTCGGTTGATAACGAAGAAGGAACGCGTTTTACTGCAACTTTTGAGATGATTGACGGCGATCCTTTAGCCGACGACGACCTGCTTTAGAACGCTGGCTCCTCGGGAGTCCCGTTATCGGAAGCAAGCACTTCTTTGATAGCGCGGGAAATGTACTTTTGGGATAGTTTCCACACCTCGTGATGCAGGTCCGAGATGGCTTTGGTATTCATGACTTTGTCCCACATGTGTTCGTCAAATAGGTCGTGCTCTCGGTAAAGCACTTCGTCTACATCTCGGCGTTCAGCCAATAGTTCAACATCCCACTTGTGGCGTCGTTGAATATACGAGATAACTAGGGACGCTGTTTCTTCGTCGCCACCGATTTCTGTATACAGTTGGTCTAACACATCTGATGTTATTGACATTAGTTTATTTTCCTTCTCTAATGCGTTCTGTACGAACTCTGTCAAGTCTTTGAGGATATTCTCGGGGATGATCGGCTTAGGCAGTTCTATTTCTTTAGGTTTGTAGTCGTCCCACTCGGGCGTATCCATACATAAAATAATACCACCACCCGATTGCTCAGGTGGTGGTATCTTCCCTACTAAGGAACTGTTTAAACTAGTTGAAGTACTGCGTGCTGTGCAGTGATCTTTGCTTTGTTCACCCAAGAGTTTTCCTCAATGGTTGCCAACGCTCTGTCACTTGCATCGCCCCTGCGATGATGGTCAAGGTATTCCACTACAGAGTTATAAATACTCCAACCGTTGTAACCGTAACCGCCTGCATTCTTTTGTGATGCATACAGTGCTCTGATCGTTCCCGTGATTTCTTCACGGTTGCGTCGTTGAGTGTCTGATTCCGTTGCTTTGATTGGGAACACAGTGTTGATGACCTTGTCTACCCGCTGTGATGACTGTGGAACAGGGATCGCCAACATTGACTCTGCCATGATTTTGAAGTTCTTTGCCCAATCCGTAGAGATTTGCAATGCTTCTTGTGCGGTGTTTAGGTACTCGTCCGCATTACGGGTGTGTCGTGCAGTGAATAGTCGCTCTGCGTTCTTGATACCCATGATCACAGTGTTTTGACATACTGCCCGAACATCGGTATTTGCATACCGAATCGGCCAGTAACCGTCATGTCCGTGAGATACAACCAAGTATCGTGCGATCCTGTCGTTAACGCCCGTTGGATCAATGATTAATGTTCCGAGGTCAATGCCTGCGAAGAATCGTGCACCGCCCTTGAGGACGCCACAAGTATCAATTACTGCGTCTCCCTTGGATGCACCAACCACTGCCATTGCTCGTTCAAGAACCTCACGGTTCTGTCGGACATCGTAACGGTTGCCCACTGTTGCCAATGGTGAGAACGAACCATCGTCGTTCATTCGGACTGTTGCTTTGTTGTCCTCAACGATCACGGGTGAACCGTCAGGGTTACGAACAAGGTTGCCCTCGTCGTCCACTACTGCGATCTTGGTGAGTAGTACTTGGTAGTCCGCTTGGGATGCTTCCAACATTGCGTCAATAGTTTGGAGTCCTTGCATTGACTGTCCTAGACGGTGCCATGGGGTTTGTGTACCTGCGTACGCAAATCGTGCTTTGCCGTCTGTGTTTACTTCTATGTTTGCTGCCATTCGGTAACCTCCTCGGTTCCTGTTTAGTTTATGCAGATTAGTTTATATGAAGAAACCTTGTACGTCAACCCATTTCAAAAGAAATATTTGACAGCAACATCGCACCAAATTTAGTGCGAAATTTAGTGCCAGCAGAAGTGGCGGAGGTTGTTGGGAGCGGGGCTAATAAGCCTTTAACAGCGCGTTGGATCCCAATTACATGCGTTCCACGGCTGCCAACCAGCGGCTTCAAACAAAAGTCTTCCAACTTTGAGGTTATTCAATGGATCAAGCAGATCCTCTTGGGTGCAAAAGCCTAGTTTGACGCAAGCAATGGCGTTCTTGTTACGACTTAAATCCCAATTAACACCGTTGATTTGAAGCAAACCTGAGTCCGACTTGTTGGTCGCCTTGGTATATCCCGTGATGTTGCAGTTCTTATCAACGATAGAACTACCGATGCGGTTCGGGCAACCACCTGATTCTCGGAGAATAATATGCCCTAGTTTCTTGAACTGAGCAGGTTTCCATCCAGCAGCAAGGGCGAGTTCTGGCAACCAGTCAATGTTGCCGTGTTTGAACACAGAAACATTCGCTGTTCCTTCTCTTGCCTCTCGGGTTTCAGGCATAACTGATAGCGGGGCTAGTGCAATTACCCCTGTTTCTATTGGGGCTTTTGCTTCGGCTATCGGGGTGAGAAAGATCATCCCATATATAAACGCCAATATCATTGCTGTTTTGGTTATCAAGAAGTTGTCCTTCGGTTGGTGGATAGGTTTCGGGTTCTTGTGCCCGTCTATGTCAAGTAATCTTGTATCTCTAAGTATAGCAAACCGAGTAACCAAACTGCAAACATTGAGTTAACTCCTTAAGTTATAAGGGTTTTATGCCGTCAATTCCCCTCTGAGCGAACATCCCAACGATCATCTGACCAACCGATTCGCTTCTTCGCTCCACAGCCCCGCCATCAGTCGCCGCATCAACGACGGACCTCTTCCGGGAAATCAGATTGTAAATCTCCTCATCAACAGTTCCTTCACACAACAAATAGGTTGCGGTAACAGAACCCTGCTGACCCAAACGGTGGCAACGACTATAGGTTTGGTCAACATCTGCGGGTGTCCAAGGAAGTTCAACAAACAACACATCTTGTGCAGCCGTCAAAGTGTGCCCAGTTTTGGCGGCTTGGATGGACAAAACAATCACGGGTGCGTCGGCGGTTGATTCTTCTTGGAAGCGGGACTTCGCATCTTCCACATCTGAGACCAACATTCCGCCTTGGATCTTCAACCCCCCAAACTTGTTGGCGAGTTCATCAACAATCTCTCTGTGGTGTGCCGCAACGACAACTTTTAGCCCTGCTTCTATATGGCTTTCAATAAACTCAATAACTGCATCCATTTTTGCTTTCGCTGCCAGTTTCCGCAACACAGAAATACGAACCAAATGTTCATTAGATTCTGCTTTTATCCGGGCGACCACCGCTGCTGAGCCGGGTGATGCGCCCAGTTCCAACGCAATTTGTTTGGCGCGTTCCACCAAATACTCTACGATGTCCCGCTCTGCTTTCCGATACTCAACCATCTGCGCCGGGCTACCAGCAACAATAATGTTTGAATGCCGCACGGGTGGCAGGTCCTTCAAAACTTGATCTTTTGTTCTTCGTATATAACAGTTCCCACGCAACTTTTCGTTGAGTTCATCTAGGTTTGAGTTACCGTTGATGTTCCATTGACCGAATCTGTCTCGGAAAGCACCGCAGTACCGTCGGTAAAAACCCCAAAGCCCACCAAATGTGTTTAGTTTGCCCAGGACGTCCAACTGGCTGGCGTACTCTGCTGGTCGGTTGGTGACTGGAGTCCCCGTCAAGCAGAGAATGATTCCATCTTGCGGGGCTGTTCTGGCTATCTTGATGGCTGCTTTCGTTCGTTGGGACGTCGGCGACTTGATGTAATGGGATTCGTCAAACACAAACGACTTGAACTCGGTGATTTGCTTTTGCCAATGAGAAATGTTAGAGTATCCAATAACAAGGACATCAAAGTCTTTATGTTCAGGGAATGTTTTGCGGTCACTAACAGTCACCACTTTCCTTTCGGGTAGCCACTTCCCGTATTCTTTTTGCCAATTCAATACCAAGTTCGGTGGGCAAACAACCACAGCAGGGTAAGAATCAGGGGTGTTTTCTAAAGTTGCAATCGCCTGCAAGGTTTTTCCGAGTCCCATGTCATCTGCGATAAAACATCTTTTGGCTGCCGACGCGTATTTCACCCCGGCTTTCTGGTACGGAAGAAGTGGGAGTCCCGCGACTTCTAGATCCGCATCTGTGGATCGGGACTGTTGCACGGAAGCATCATGTGTTTCTTTGAGTTGGGAAGCCAACTGACTCAGGTTAGGTGGAACTTGTTGGTTGAACTTTTCTGCCCATTCAATGCATTCGGCGATTGAACCTACGGGTGCTCTCCAAGCCATAGTTTTTGCGTGCCAAGTTACGCTCGGGATTTCCTTTACTGCTTTGACTTTCACAGGGTCGTAAGCGAAGGACATATATATGAAGTCTTTTTCTAGGGTGACTCCAAAGGTTGGGTTTAGTTTCTGAGGAAGATCAAATGTCAGAACTTGTGGATCAACGATAAAGCCGTTTCTTTCTGCGAAGTCCCGCGCTTCAACAACTGAAGACATTGGGATACGCCACGCTTTTGCAACTTTGTCCCACTTTGCGCCGTTGATGGCTTTGATTTGTTCAACTTCTTCTCGGTTGTATGGCGAAGTTGAGACCAAATGGTCGTCGGCTAGGAACAGGTATTTCTCTGACACTAGGTAAGTTTAGCCCTATCTAGGGTCACTTGTCTTGGTAGTGGGTGACGGGTGTTGCGCCTAGACGCTCTGCTAGTAACGCCATGAGACGCTCTAGTTCGTTCACGGTTTCGTCCAATGCGTCAAGGGTTACTTCAACGATTTCTTGTTCGGTGTCGCTCATTGTTTGCTCGTTTCTCTCTGTAACCAATTCAGGTAAAGATTGAAGTTGTCGTCATTGTCAGGGTTGAATGAATGCAGATCGCACCATTCGCCAAAGGTTGGTAGTTGTCCGTTCTGTTCGCTCATACTATGTCGCTCCATCTTTCGTATTTAGTAGGGTTTGCTGTTAGACAGTTTGCGCATTGTGCGGTGTCGTTGTCCATACCTAGATAGTGCAGGTATTGAGACCACAGGTTTATCCCACAGTCAAGGCACTCCGTTGTGTATGGGTTATCTAGTTTGCCTATGTTCACTTCTTTCCCCTCATCTCTAAGCCGATTAGTGCTACGGCAACTCCGACTAACACTTGACTTACTCCTACCCACTGAAGGATAGAGGCGAGTTCGTTACTCGTGAGAGAGGCGTAGGCGTTCTCTTTCTGCCAAAACCACGCACCAATTAGTGCGCTCGCAGAACCAAGTGAAATGATGTACTTAGACATCGCTACCACCATCTGTTGCGCCCTCTACTACGCATATAAATATGTCTTCATACATAACTGCTTTATCTACCGAGTGGTAGAAGTGTGTGGAAATTGCTGGACAGTTGTCTTCCGCATACTGTTCCCACGAAATTGGAAACTCTCTACCCTCAAAACTCTCAACATACACAATTCTTCCTAAGTGTGACTGCGAACAATCCACTTTGGAAAAATCCGAAATAAGTAAATTATTTGCAGAAGAGAATGTGTCAGAGTAACAATCTCCTTGCTTCATACTTTCGTAAGAAGTTTTTCCGTCTGTTGCGTCCATCACTGTTCCGATAATCGTAAGAACAGTGACGATGATTACCAACTTTACAAATCTGCTCCTGTTTCTATACCAGTTCCAAATTGCTTTCATTACTTTTCTCCTTGTCTAGTAGTTATATATTTTTGTTTATTACTTGCAATCTTCCATTACTTGACCGCCGTCCGTCATGCGTAGTTCACAGTTCGGGTGCGTAGGTAGGAAGATCGTGTCACCAACCGTCAATTCAGTTCCATAAACTCGTACAAGTTCGTCCACAACATTCATGGTGTTGCCTTCACAGTTTGTGCGTGCAATCCAATACAGGGTGTCGCCCTCTTTGATGTTGACTGATGCACCGTTGCAAAAGAACTCGTTGTCTTGTCGGTTCTGTTCTTTCAGGAAACTAAATGCGAACACTGACGCAATAGTTACTGTCGCCGTGATGAGCACGGTCTTTGCTGTTCGGTAACTGTTCTCGTTCATTTCTTGCTCCTTGTATTTCTAGTAGGTAATAAAAGTGTATCCAATATATATAGCAATGTCAACTACCTTTTCGCATTTCCTCAATGATGCTCGGGATACCTAACTCTTTTGCCGAGATGTTCCAATCGGGCGACTTGCGGTAGATCGTGTTCCACTTCTCTAGGTAGTACGAATACAAACCTGAACCAATCGGGAAAGTCCAAAACTTGTTGGTGCGGAATGCGAGATGCACCGCATGTGGTTGTGAGCCCCGCTCAAAGACTTCCATCTTTTCCAACGGGACTATCAAAGTTTCACCAATGAAGATTTCGTGCTCAGGACGGGAAAACTGTAACGCCGTCAAATCTAGAAAGTAGTTCTCCGTGTGTATTACGGTGTGTCCGCCAAAACCTGAACCTGTTGTTTGGCTTGAACAATGGACTGTCCACGCATCATCAGGTAGTCGGTTCACCGCAGTTCCAAACATCTCCCAACCTTTACG